TGTTGGAGTTATCAAGAATTCAATATCGATGAATTCAAGTGCTCTCGTTGGTTTAAGATAAATCTTACCCGTTAACGTGTTATTATCCAAATCTTCAGGTGTGTTTTCTACAACCACACGGAAGTCAATAAGACCTCTATCTCTTCTAATTGAGTCTAAGATTGGATTAACCGCATCTAAGAAGTCTTGTCTTACTTGGTCATCATTCTGTTCGAACAATAATCTTACCGCCACCGCAGAAATCAATTTACGTGCTTGTAACAATAATCTTCTTACGTTAATTCTATCAAGTGCAGATTCTCTAAGTTGTAGAGTTTTATTACCCCAAATTACGGTACCGACATCAGAGAAGGTTGCAATTGGGTTTAATCTACCTTGATATAGTGTATCTCTATCTTCTTGTGTTAGCTTCTTACGTGCTTTAACAGAATTAACTAAACCTCTTGTGTAACCCGCAGTTGCGAACCAAGGGAAAGCTACGTTATCCGTTAACGCCAAGTTTTTAACTACCTCAGATGTTGGTGGAATATAAACTTGTGTGTTATTTACACCATCTCTTGTTAAAATCCATGGGTAATAAGTTGCAGTGTAGTTAGAATCAATATCTGATTCCTCTAAATTGTCAACCGCTTCATCAGGATAGATAAAGTCCGTATCAAATGACGATGTGTTAGGTACAAACATATTGTAATCAGGTGTTGTACAGATGTAGATAGAATCTGCTCTATCTGTTTCAATCATATCAATTGCATCCTCAACTAAGTTTGAATGATTAGTATAATCAATACCTGGTGTTACAAAAATATTAATGTTTACCGCTTCAGGGTTTTCAAAAGTTTTCTGACCCATTAAGTAAGCGTAGTAATCAGTATTTGCCCAATCAGTTGAATCTTCACCTACTGTGATTTGTTTAAACTGTCCCCATCCTGATGCTGTTGGGAATGTAGGTGAAGGTGTAGCACCTAATAAGTAACCTGTACCACCTAATCTAAACGAGTCTTGATTAGAACGGAATTCTCTGTAAACATCCCATCCGTCAAAACCACCTTTAGCTAATAAAGTGAATTTACGTGCATTTAATTTATAGTAAGGATTAGTTTGGGATGTTGGTTCACTTGTGAAATCCGCGACACCGACATCAAACGCTGACGTACCTGAACTAATATATTGACCAGAAATTGTAACAACAGTTGCTCCTGAATCCATATGGAAACCTTTTGTAAGGTAAGACCAATCACTACTTTCAGTTGCTGTTCCTAAGTTAGATGGGTTTTGTTTACCACCATAGTTAAAGAAGTCTGGGTCAATTCCAACAGTATTAGAAATACCTAAATAAGTTTTTCTCACTTTATCACCTGAACTTCTCGTAGCGTTACTACTTCCTGCGGTTGTACCGAATGGTGGGTTATAAATAACTTCTCCTGGTGTGTTATATTTTGTTTTAAATTCAACAAAAGGACTCCTTGCCCCTGAGTATTCTCTCATCACATAACCTTCAAATCCACATGGTAGTGCATCTACAGGTGCGTCTTCATCCATATCTAACATTATGAATCTTGACTTAAGTTCAAACTCACCGTTAGAAGTACCAACTTTCTTAGCCACGTAACCATTCTCACCTGGACTCATAGTACAGTTTGTGAATTTTTCTAAAACTACCGGATTTGCATCTGTATCAAAATAATCACGAACGATTATATCAAATGTGTTATTTGAGAATGACATATTTGTCAATGATACTTTTACTAAATTATTAGCCGCGTTACCATCAGATATTAAGATAAACCTAAATAACCTATCTACTTTACTACCTCTTAGTTCTGAAACCACAAACGGTGTTGATGGTGTTTGATACTGTTCTAAATACCAACCAATTGAAGTATTGCTAGCATTATCTTCTCTAGCTGAAGGTAAATTAATTAATTCACAATTAAGTCCACGAACTTTACCAAGTCTATATCCTTGTGTTAGTAATGAGTAATATGTTTCTTCCACAAATAATGGGAACTCACTACTTGTTTTACCGAAATTAGTAGAACCAAAAACTTTAGTTAGGTAGTTTGTATCTGATAGTGAAAAAGATGTTTTAAATGTAAAAACATCACCACCCGACGTTAAACCTGATATTCCAAATGGTGAGTAAGGATTTTTCTGTACATCAGCGTATGAACCTGAACAATCCATTACTACATCAGTTAACCCTGTTACGTTGTAAACGGGTCCACCATCAGAGTTGTCATTAACACCTCTTGAACGAAGTGTTGCAACAACAACATCATTATATTCAGTGAATGCCGTTGCGTTGTATGTTAATACAGTACCACTAATCGTACCTGCAAAGACACCAGGACTTGTTTCTGTAAATGTTCCCGGTTCCATAACTGCATTAAATGACATACCCGAATAGTTGTCCCCTGAACCAGGTTCAAAACACCCGTAATACCAAGGGTCCATTAATGAGTCATCATAATCTGCAACTGAATTGTATAAACCATCAACACCTAAGTTATTAGTAACTGTTGTATAACCGTTACCAGTATACGCAGAATATACTGAATCTGTTAATACTCCCCATTGAGAAGAGGTTGTTGCTGATGACGGATTATCTAACATTAAATTGAGTACAAAAGTTTGTAACTGACCTTTAATAGTTGCTGAATCACCGTTATATAAGGTAATGTCATCATCAAAGTAATCACTAATTGGTGATGGGATAGTACCAGTAAATTCAACAGTGTCTGTTGAACCTGTACTACCCGTAAATGTTACCGACCAAGTGGTTTCTACAGGTGTAGATAATGTTGCCGGGTCTAAGTTTGCTTGAGTCGTTATAGACCAAGACGGACCCGCATCATAACCTGATAAACCTAATACTCTGGTTACAAATAATTGATTTGATTGTTGTAAATATGCTTTCGCAATATATGCCGCTTCATATTTTGGAATTTGTGTGTTCACAAATTTAGTTGGATTTGTTCCCCCGAAGTAGGATTGAAACTCGTCAAAGTTTGTGATAAAAATTGGTTCAAATGCGGGACCTGTTAATGTCTCCCCTACTAAACCTAAAGTTGTTACCCCAACACTTTGTGCTACGAAACTCAAATCTCTTTCTGATGTATATACACCTGGTGAAACGAAGACTGTGTTTGAACTTGCCATGTTTTTTTAATTTCTTTTAGAATTTATTTTATTATAAATATTTAGAAAAAACGCAAAAAACTTTCACTGAGGGGACATATTTATAAATTAGGCAGTATTTATTCTGCCTTTTTTCTACCTTTATTTATGAAAGAGATAAAAAATATTAAAATATCGACAGAAGTTCACACTACCTTAAAAACCTATTGTGAAGAAAATGGTCTAAAAATGTATAAGTTTTTGGAAAAGATGATTATGGATAAATGTTCCAAACCAAAAGACATCTACGGAGAGTAGATTATAGTAACTTTGCAGTTGTAAACATCTTTGATTCACCCGATGTGTTTTTAGTAACTACGAACCTTACTAAATCATTAGTATTAATTTGTACTTTGTTTTCGTCCTTATTTAGTTCACCGACATAGTCATTATTAATATAAACATCACAAGTTTTTATGTTTTCTGTTCTGTCTAAATATAAATCTATAGTGTATCTGAAAATTTCACTCAATTCGTCATTACCATCTACAAATAATAAATCAACAGGAAACTCATTTGGGTTCTCAGGTTGTGGGTCAACTTTTCTTGATTTATTTAGTAATGGTACTTCGTACATTGTAAGTGCTCTTGATATACCAGGGCTAACCTCAAACTCATCTTCATCCATTAAGAACCCTAACATTGTAAACTCGTAGTTTTGAATGTAGTATTTTCTTTTATCAATATCTAAAACAGATTCATCAGAAATGTTATTTAATACAATTGGTATATAGTGTCCTTTAATGTTAGTATATGCCTGACGAGACGCAAAATTTTGAAGAACGTTTTTGTTGAACTCATTCAACGACCTCATTCTGTTTACAA